GATCAGTCAAGACCTTCAGCCGCCCTGCGGACACCACTGCCTACGCAGCGGGCGACGTGATCGGCGCTTCTGGCGCGTCAGGCGCAACGCTTCAGCTGCCCCTGGTCGGCCCTGTTGGTGGCGTCGCCCTAATCAGCGCCTGCAGGCTGAGGATGTCTGGAACGGCCCTGCCCAGTGGGATCGGCGCATTTCGCTTGCATCTTTTCAGCGCATCCCCGGCCTCTGCGGCCGACAACGCCGCATTTGTTACGACAGCAGGGGAGATGCCGTCCTACATCGACTACATCGACATTCCTGCCCCTGAGCTGATCGGCGGCAACTTCATCGCTCGCACAGTCAGCTATGTCGGGATTCCATTCCAGCTTGTCAGCAGCAGCCTTTGGGCTGAGCTGGTCACCGTCAATGCTTTTACTCCAGTCTCGGCGGCATCTTTTGAAGTGCATCTGGCAGGTGTTGGCCTGGGCCTGCAATCATGAGCATCGTCCTTCCCGGCGTCAGGCAGGCGCTCGACCCTGGCTGGGCACGCAACAGGCTATGGCGCAGCGCTAAAAGCGTTCCGTCACTTGATCTCAACTTTGCTTCCAACAAGTCCTTGGTCGACTCGACCAGCGGCAAGAGTCTAATCACCTTCACCCGCGCCAGCTCCGGCACGTTCGTCGGGGCCGATGGGTTGATTAAGACGGCAACCACCAACGAGGCACGCTTTGACCACAACCCGACCACGGGTGAGAGCCTGGGGTTGTTGGTGGAGGAGGCTAGAACAAACCTGATGCCGCAAAGCGAAGACTTTAGTGCTTGGACTCAAACTGGAGCTTCAATTACTAATAACATTGCAACAGCTCCTGACGGAACGACAACGGCTGATTTGTGGACAAACACTACCAGCCCTGGCATTGTACATCAGCTTTTTACGAAAGATGCTGTTGCTCGAACATACACAGGCAGTCTTTGGGTAAAGCCCCTTACCGGAAGTGGGCTCGTGAGCTTTTCTCTTAGCATTGACGATGGAGGTAGCGCAAACAGAGGCAGATCAACATTTAATTTACTGACAGGGGTTGCAGGCACTCCCGTTAACGACGGGAATTTTTCTAATACTACAAGCACGATGACGCGCTATCCAAATAACTGGTATCGTTTAATTCTTACCACAACAACCAGCACTGGAACATCAGTTCGTCTTAGGCCATTTTTTAGCTTTACCGGCGCTACTGTCAACGTCTGGGGTGGCCAAATTGAAGAAGGTTCCTTCGCTACCTCCTACATCCCCACCACAACCGCAACCGTTACCCGCGCTGCTGATGTGGCGAGCATTACCGGGACGAACTTTGGGACGACAAGGACTAACTACATCCGTAACAACACCATGGTTGGTGCGGTTGCTGGTACACCAGGAACTCTGCCGACAAATTGGGGCACTGCCGGAAGTGCTGCGTTGTCTACACAAATTGTAGGAACCGGAACAGACAATGGAATAAATTACATTGATGTCAGATGTTTTGGCACTACTGCTGCCGTCGCATCGCCTGAAATCTATTTTAATTTTGATGTTGGTCCTGCAATTTCTGTTGCTCAAAACCAAACATGGACAACTTCTTGTTATGCAAAAATTGTTGGAGGAACTCAGACGGGCATTGTAGGTGGAGAGATTTACGTTCTTGGCCTTAACAGCAGTTCGGGGCTGACTGAAGCAGCGCCAGCAAACTTTAATTATTCATCATTAACAGGCGCGTTTTCAACATGCAGGGTTTCCAAAACGCATACGTTTACCGTAGCCACTACTGTTTATTCACAGCAACGTATTGACGTAAACCTTACTGCTGGTGGCGGAACCGCTGTTGACTTTACCCTTCGTATTGGGATGCCTCAAATGGAAGTTGGCTCTGTTGCAACCGCTGCCATTCCAACCACAACTGTAGCAGCAAGCGTATTTAACAGCTCTTGGTACAACCAGACGGAGGGGACGGCGTACTTGGACAGCAGCTCCGTCAGTGTTTCGCCTGCTGCGCGTTTGGTTTCTTTTTCCAATAATACCTCATCAAACAGAATTATTTTGAACCGAAGTGCTGCTTCTGGTGGCAACATCAACTTTGTTGTTACTGATTCTGGCACTGTTCAGGTCAATGCACTTCTTTTGGGAACAAGTCTTGCCGGTGGAACATCCAACAAAGTTGCTGCTGTCTACAAATCTGCTGACTTTGCAGGCAGTGTCAACGGACTGACTGCTGTGACGCAAGGAACTGGAACAGCACCAAGTTCTGTGTCACAGCTTTCTATTGGCAACGGTGACATCCTGGGGACAAATACCATGACCGGCACCATCAAACGCCTCACCTACTGGCCTATCCGCCTTGCAGACCCCACCCTCCAAGCCATCACCACCCCATGACGCAGTTCCTACGATTCCCCGATGAATCCGCCTGGCTTGCGGCTGCTGCTGAGGCTGGGTTCTATTCCGAGCCTGTCCGCGCTCGCAACGATGACGGCACCTTCACCGCAGACGACCCATCCACTCCAGTAAACGAAGCCTGGACTGGCACCCTGGTTGCCTACACGCATGACCGTGCGATCGACGTGGTTGGTGAGATCGCTGGCATGGCTGGGTTCCATGTGAACTTTGCAGGCGAGCTGCCTGATGGGTGGGATGGGTTTGTGGTCAGCCCAGCTTCGCCGTATCGGGTGTTTGCGTGATCTCACTCAAAGCTGGACTGCCAATGCCCTGAGTAGATGAACCACCGGCCGGCCTTGTTGCCGATCTCGATCAGCTTGTGGCCGTTTTCTTCCCGGATTACCTTGCAGTCCTTGTAGGTCTCACCCGCCTTGACGGCCACCTTGGCGATTACGGACAGGTCATCAGCAGGGATCGGATGCTTCTTGAGGAAGGTCGGGACCTTGCAGGTGAACTTGCTGGGAGCTGTGGGCTGCACGGCACCACAGAACAGGTCAACCTCAGCCCAGCGGCGCCGCACCAGGCCTGGCATCCCACCGTTGTTCCAGCGGGGCAGCTCCTGACGGGCGACGGTGTTGGGGTCTTCCCCAGCATTGAGACGGCGCCGCAGGGTTGAGTCCTGCAGGGCGCCCTCGCCGCAGTTGAAGGCAAAGGAGACCAGGGCATCGAACTGGTTCTGGTTGAGCGGGACCGCGATCAGCTCATTGACGGCCCGAACGAAGCGGGCAACGTCCTTGGCCAGCAGTTCATCGGCCTTGGACTGGGGGATCGACTCACCGCTTTTGACATCAGGGCCGGTGTGGCCATAGCCGATCGTCAAAACACCCGCAGGGCACACATAGGCGGTCAGCCGACAACCCTCGAACTCCTGGATGAGCTTCGTGCCGGCGGCGGAAAGCGAGTGCATGATGGCGGGAGTTCTACGACCCCCATCCTGCCGTGGCTGATCTGCTTGGGAAGCTCGCCGACATGCACGAGGAGCTGATCGACCAGGTGCTGGATGACCTCAGGAATGGGGACCGGAAGGCCCGCAGCGAAGCGCTGGCACTGCTGAAGCAGTCCAACATCAGCGCCGTGGCCCAGGAAGGCTCCACCCTGTCCAAACTGGCCGCCAAGCTCGACTTCTCCTCGATGGAAGGCAAGGTGGTGCCCCTCAAGAAGCCCCCTGCTACCGCCGAACAGGATCACCAACCCGAAGCCGGCTGATGCCCCCCTGGGACCGGCTGGAAGCCCTAGGACGCCATCCCAGGGCCAGCTGATCCACCAGGGCGCCGGTCTCATCCATCCAGGCTTCCATTGCTTCGTCCTGCAGGGCCTGGGCCCGGCTGATCTGGGCCTTCTGTTGGTCCTGGGCCGCGGCCTCCACAAAGAACGCACAGGCGATTGCCAGGGCATCAAGACGGTCGTCAAAGCTCAGGCAGCCCTTCTCAGGGGTCAGCCGTGACATCTGGAACATCAAGGAGCGGTTGTAGCCACTTTCCGGGTCTTCCTCCGTCATCCGGTAGTCCTGCTTGATGACAGCAGTGGTGACGACAAGCCGGTGCTGCTGCACCAGGGGGCCAAGCGTGTCGCACAGGCGTACTTCCTTGCGTTGGTTGTGACGGACCTCCTCGATGGTGACGGGGTGCTCCCGCAGCAGGTGCGGCTTCAGCAGGGCCGAGAACATGCCATCACCCATGTTGGATTCCGCCACGACGTAATTGACCTCCCACTTCTTCGCCACCCGGGCCAGGTGCTGCAGCACTTCATCGGCATAGCCCAACGTGCTGCCGCCTGACTCCAGCAGGAACAGGTTGCCGTTCAGTTCAGCCACC